GGTCAGGCGACCATCACCTGCTGCGACAAGTGCAAGGGCGGGTCGTTCAAGGTCCGGGTGACCGAGGTCGAGCAGTATCTGCCGATCCCGACGCCAGTGTTCACCTACCAGCACAGCAACGGTCTGGTCACGCTGACCGGGTGCGCGGCATGAACCTTAGTCCGGGGATCTACAAGGCAACTGTGCGCGGTGTGGCTGATCAGATCATTAAGGTCGTTTCTCCCGAGACGCATGGGGCAACCTGCACTGTCCACACCCCTGAAGGTAAGTGCGTCTGCCACGAGATTGGCAACGTCACCGACGCCCGCCCGCTGATCGTCCTCGACCTCGGGGCTGCCATCTCCGCGCTTCGGATCGCAACGCTCCTGCGCGACCACGGCTATGGCGGTGTCGCTGACCAGATCGAGGCGCAGACCAAGCCCGCACGCATCCCCGACGGGATCGAACCATGACCCGTGAGCCGATGAAACCCAAATCCGTCCGCATCTCCCAAACACTCTGGGACGCCGCACAAGCCAAAGCCGACGAACGCGGCGAGTACCTGAGCGAAGTCATCCGCGAGGCGCTTGAGCGGTACGTGGCACGGAAGTGATGCGTGAGCAGTATGAAGCGGCTGCGGCAGGGCAGGCGAACTGGGGACAGGAAGCATCTGCTGACCAGATCCGCTACCTCGTGCCAATGGCGAGCAGATACCGGAGCCGTCGCCACTGCCACTGTGGATGCGAGGGGAAGCAGACATCAGTCGGTGCCGCGAATGGGATAGGACTCATGGGCGGGTGTGAGTGGTCCGTGCGCCGATGGGTCAGGTATGGGTTCGATGGCAACTAGGCGCGTCCGGGCATGACGAAAGCGCCCCACTCTGCAGCCTCATACGGCGCAGAGAGGGACGAGAGGGGCGAAGTGTCGAGCGGGGTCAGGCGGGTGGTGCGAGGACGATGGACAGCAGGATCAACGCGACCCCGACGGCGAGGGCGAGCAGGGACCGATGGACGATCGGGTCGAGGCTCATGGTCCGGGCCGTGGATGGACGTGGATGGGCGGCGGATGGGGAGTACCACTGGCGCACCATGGGCATTGGTGCTCGCGTACCGGCTTGTGGTGCGGGGGTAGCGGTGCCGGGGTAGGCATGGTCAGCCGCCCGTCCCGCCGCCGTAACCTTGCGCGGTGACGAACGCCTGCACATCCATGTTGAGGTTGTGGGAATGGTCAAGGGTCTCCACGACGGCGACATACCGTTCGAAGGTGGTGATCTCCCGGTCTGACTTTGGCCCGCGGGCGGTGGTGACCACGAACGGGAAGCGCAAAGGGATCAGCGCGTAGCGGGCGATCCAGTCCACGACGAACTGTCGCGTCTCTGGCCCGCCTGGCTGTGTGAGCTCAGGGGCGAAGGTTCCCAAGAGCCGGATCCGCATGGCCTCTTTGAGGTCGCCGAAGCCTTGGTCGAGAGTCACAGTGATGGTGTCCCCGTCATGGACTGAGGAGATGAGTGCGCGCTTGTCCCACATGGCTACACGGCGGGCGGGTCGGCGACAGGGGCCACCTGCGATCGCGTCACGAACGCGAGGCCCGCGGTCACAAATGCCATAATGAAGCCCACCTGTTCGGCGGTCACGGGCAGCCCGAAGCTGACACCGAGAGCGATGGCAGCGCCGACGAATCCGACGATCAGTGCTGGTTCTTTGGTCCAGGCGTTCATGATGGGTCTCCTTAGTGAGAGTTGAGGTACTGCTGGAGGTGCCGGTACGTGTCCGGGCCGGGCACACCGTCGGCCGGGGAACTGACCATGCGCTGGATGGCCTTCCACGTGTTCGGGCCGGGGATCCCGTCAGCGGGCGAACCGACCTTGCGTTGAACCACCCGCCACGAGATCGGGCCAAGGATGGAGTCCATCAGCACGCCAGCCCACTGCTGCAAACGCATCCGTGACTGCGGGCCGAAGATGCCGTCGACAGTGAGCATGATCTTGCCGCTCGGAACAGGCCGAGTGGGTGCGGGCTTCGGTGCTGGCTTCACGACCACGGGCGGGATGGGTGACGCGGGTCCGGGCAGTGGTGCGCCTCGGAGCGCCTTGGCGCGGGCGATGATCGCGGGCCGCTGCGCCGCGCGAATGTCGCCAGGACACGAGTGCCCACCCCACGCCGCGCCACCCATGCGGTGAAGGCCGATGCCGCGCTGTCCGGGAGCGTTGGCCAGAACGTCAGGGACGCCGAGGAAGTTGTGCCAGACCGCGAGCGTGTTGATCTGCGCGGCGGTCAGAGGCTCGCCCACATAGCCCTCACACTCGAAGGCCCAGTAGGTCGCATTGCCAGCGGCCTGCGCCCACGGCTTGCCCGTCAGTTCGGTGTACTGCTCGCTGTGGCCGTCCTTGGCGATCCATGCCGTGGAGAACAACCGGTTCGGAGAGGTGAGCCGGTTGAAGTAGCCGAACAGGGAGCCGTTGCCCTGTTGGACGTGGGGGAGGTAGCCGAGAGGGTTGCCACCGGAGAACTTCCCGGCTTCGGCGCGGTAGGTGATGGGGCACCACTTGGCGCCGGGGAGGTAAAGGTTCATGTCAGCTTCCCGTCAGAGCTTGGTAGATGTTGACCACGACCAGGGCGGCTGTGGCTATCGCGAACAACTTGGTGATCGGGGACCAACCCAGCGCCGCACGGGTGGCACTTTCCCGTGCAGCCGCCTACGGCTTCCTTGGCCTCTTTCAGCGCGAGGGCGAGCGCTTCCGCCTTCTCCGTGCTGGCCTTGGCGCCCTCTTTGAGGGACTGTGTCAGCGACTTCAGGGTGCCGATCTCACCCTCGTGTCGGTCCACTCGGGTGATGAGCCCGGAGACTCGGTCGGCGACAAGGTTCAGCACGCCTTCCATGCGAGCGAGTTGAACTGGTGTGTTCTCGAGCAGGCGCGGCTCTGTAGGGTTCGGCATTGTCAGCCCTCTCGTTGGGTTGATGCTGGGTCCCCGTCGTCACTGGACCGTGGCGGCAGGGTTCGGGGGTGGGGTCAGGTCAGGGCGTCACTGTGCCGGTGACATATGGGCTACTGGAAGGAACTGACGATGAGCACCGCACCGGGGCCACCGGCGCCGCCTTTACCGGAGTTGTTGCCGTTCAGGGATGCTCCGCCCCCGCCGCCGCCGCCGCCATAGTTCACGGCGTCCGCACCGGCCTGTGCTGCTGTAGTGATCGAGGCAGCGCCTGAGCCTGCGCCGGGGCCAGGTGTCCCCCAGACGGTCACAGCCGTTCCGCCTGTCGGGGCGGTGGAGTCTACGACACCACCCGTGCCGCCGCCGCTGGTGTTGCCCAAGTATGAGCCGTTCGCCGCCGCACCAGCGCCGGCAACATTCGCAGAGGTAATTCCTCCACCTGATGCTCCACCGCCAGCGCCTATTGGGCTGGCATTAGTGCCCACTCCAGCGCCACCTGTCGTGCTTGCACTAGCCCCAGTACCTGCCGAACCTCCCAGTGCGCCGAGGCCACCACCTCCAGCCGCATTCGTACCACCAGCAGAACTGCTCGATCCGGGCGGCGCCGAGCACTTAGTTCCGAACAGAGATGTCGTACTTGATCGACCGCCAGCGCTTCCGTCAGTGTCATTAGTGGTTACAGCGGCGCCACCTACACCACCTATTCCAACCGTGACCGATTCCGTTGACCCCAAGTCAGACGCCCTGAATTGGCGAAATACCGCTTCCCCGGCTGGGCCTCCGCCGCCGCCGCACCTAACCGTTCCTGCCGCTCCCCTCCGTCCCGAAGCACCACCACCGCCACCAGGGATTAGGGTCGCGGTAACCGTAACCGCACCGGCGGGTTTGGTCCATGTGCCGCTTGAGGTAAAGAACTGGATGTCAGGGGCCGTCACAGAAGGACTAACGATGGTGACTGGCCCGCTAGTCATAGCCCCAGCGCCGGTCAGCGTCTGCAACGCTGGTATGTATCGAAGGAAAGCAGTGGACCCCGAAGTGACATCAACGACAGAGCGTTGACCATTCACAATGGGGTCTTCAATAACCCATCCGGTGGCGAGATCCGTGCCATAGCCAAAAGTGATTCCCTTTGCATGTCCCGCACCGTTGGATCGGAGCGTTGCTCCTCGCACCCGACCTCCGGTGCCCCGGAAGATGACATCCCAGTCGGTAATGTCTACGCCGCTAGAGTGGTCCACTGTGACGGCGAACCCGTTGATCTGCGCGTAGTCCGCTGTTATAGAAACCGTGCGCGCGTCAACGTTGGCCGCTGCGACAATTGACGTATTGGTCAACGATGGGCGCTTGGAGGGCGCCGTGGTGAACTGGAAAGAAATCAAACCGGGGGTACTAGCGAGCAGCGCCGTCCCCGCCATGCCATCCCAGGTGAGGTCGTCACAGTCTGTTACGCCTATGAGTCCAGCACAGTTCCTTGCCGTGTGTCCAGACAGGGACACGCCGTCGGCGTACTTGAGCTGGAATGCCTGGCCGGTGAGGATGTTCTCGGCGCGGGCCTTCTTGATCGTGATGCCGCTCGCTCGCAGTGTGCTATTTCCTGAGCCATAGTAGGCATGGGTGGGGTTCGTTCCGCCCGAGTCGTCAATGTCGTCATGAACGTAAAGATCCTCAATGGTTAAGCCCTGTTGACCGGACCACAATATTCCGAAGTTCGAGCCCTCAACCTCAACCTTGCCGACCTTGTTGGCAACGCCGATGCGATTGACCGCCGATACTCCGTCCCATGATGAGAAATTGACTCCCAGAGCCAGATTTGTGACGTGGAGATTCCTGACGTGGGTTCGATCACCGTTACACCACACAGCAGCACCGAAGGTGTAACTGGACGAGCCTCTATAGGAGCCCGCCAAGCCCCCCCTAGTTCCGACGAACTGCGCCAAACCGATATCGAGGGTAGTCCCGGAAACACCGAGCAAGTCAAAAACCGCTGTTGCCCATGTCGTCTGGGTGAACGTGGCACCGAGCGCATCAACGAAGACATTATCTACAGGGATCTGGATGGGCGCGGTCAGGGTGTAAGTGGCTGGCGGAAAGAACAGCCGACCCCCTGCTGCCACGGCGTTAGCTGCGAGTTGCGGGGTCGCGTAGTCCGCGACGTTGACCTGAAATAGCCGCCCATAGGTGGAACTAAGCGACACCCTCGTGGCGCTGGCTGGGTTGCCCACGATCGCGGCGATGGCGGTGTCTGCGGGGGCACCGACCAAGGACGCGGACAACGCTGCTGCGGCGGCGGACGCGGCGGCAGAGGATGCGGCAGCGAGCAGGTCGCCGGGGAGTTGCTCGGAGTACACGTCGACGAACGTGGCGCCAGTGGTGAGGCGGATCGGGCCGGGGGTGGTGGCGGTGAAGTCTGCGATACCGCTGCTGTCGGTGTCGAGGTAGGGGGCGGTGAAGGCGCCTTGGGTGACGTTGACGGGGGCGCCGGTCACGGGGTCGGTGGCGAAGGAGCGGGCGTTCCGTGCGAGACGGAGTGCGCCGCCGAGTTCCGCGTAGACCGCGACCTTGGAGTACACGTAGTCGGTCACAAGGAACCTCCGATTGACCTATTGACAGGGTGCATTACACCTGCGATGGTGGGGACATGCCAAACCAGCCGAAGACGCCAGGGCACACGATCCGTGTCCCTGATGACGAGTGGGTTCCGGCACGGGACAAGGCTGCCGAGAATGGAGAGACCATGACCGACGTGATCCGTAGGGCGTTGCGCCGGTACGTGACAGGTGCGCTCTTGGGTGTGCTCGTCCTCGCCAGTTTCAGCGGGTCGGCTCAGGCGTCCGCACCTGAGGTCACGGTCGCCGCGCAGATGTCAGCGACCGCAACATTCGTGGCGACCGTGCGCCAGATCGGTGCAGGGACGGTGATCGACGACCTGACCGACGCCGACCTCATCCTGATGGGTAGTGGCGTCTGCGCCAACATCGCCGCGGGTCAGACCGGCGCGGCGTACTGGCAGATGGTGACGTCTGCCTACTCTGCAAAGGCTGCCGAGGGCGTGGGCGTCTCGTCGTATGCGCGGTGGATGTCGATCTATATCGCGTGGCGTCAGGCGTCGATCACGGCGTTCTGCCCGGGGCAGTACCTCTAGCGGAACCAGAGGATATTGCCGGACAGGGTGGCCTCATTGGCTGCGAAGGCTGCCATATTGGCGTAGTCGACAGAGGCCGAGACTCCCACCGTGAAGGTGCCACCGCCACTTAGCCCGGTCTTGACGGTAGACAGCAACGTCACCGCGTTGCCCCACCAGTTGCTGCCCGGGAACTGGGCGCCGAGCGGAACGCCAGTTACCGCGCCGACGTATGGCCGACAGAGAAGGAAGTCGCTGCCAACGCCGTCCGAGCCCCCCGTGGTGTGCGGGTTGTAGCAACCCACTTGGCCAGTCACGGTCACCAATGCTGAGGTGAACCCCGCAGGGACTGTGATGGTTGACGAGGCAAGAGATACCCAGCTCGTGGTGACCGCGAAGTTCGAGACATCGAGATAGATTGACTGGACCTGAATCGGGTTCGCCAGCGCGTCATTGTTGATGATGCCGCTCGGAAGGCTGAGAGTGCCTGTGATGGCAGCGTTCCCACCGATGCTCGTGTCCCCGCTGAAGGTCGCGTCCCCACTGACCCCGACTGTCCCGCCGACTGTCATCGGACCCGTCACCCCGAGCGTGCCGCCGATAGTCGTGTTGCCGTCAAAGGCCGCGGCGCCGTGAACGGCCAACGGGCCGTTCACCGTCTCAGTGCCGGTGACGATCAGCGTGCCGGTGACGTCAAGCTCACCCTCGACCTCAGTGACACCCTCCGCTGTGACACTGGTACCGGACCGGTTGAACGCCGACGAGTCCTGCTGACGTTGGGCTGTGCGGGCCTGCTGACGCAAGTAGCGTTGCAGGGATGGGCCGGTGCTAGGAAGACGGCTCATCAGTAATCCCTCACATCTGCGAGCGTCCAGTTGACTTGCACCTTGCCGTCGTCGGGAACGTGGACCGCCATGTCGAGCACGCGGGACGTGAACACCAACGGCCGCTCAGAGGCGAACGTATCCGTGTCCAGTTCCACGCGCACAGTGTCCCCTCGAGCCACACCAGTCCAGTCCGGGTCATCCTCGAACGTGGTCAGCGTGTAGACGGTCGTCATCCCCGAACCGGCTGCGAGGTCAGCGTCTGCGTGGCGCTGCAACGTCGCCTCGATCGACACATCCGTGTAGGTGGCCGTCTTTGTTTTCCGTGGAAAGCCCGCGGTGAGCAGCGCAGTAGCCGGGGCCGTCTTCCGCAGCTGCGCCAACTGGTCACCCGCGCCGACCGCGATGGCAACAGTGATGCCCGGTGACTGCTGCCGCGCCGGGTGGCTGATGACGTTCCCGCCCCGGCGCCCACCGATCACAGCGTAAGGCTGAGCGCCGGGAAAAAGAGACCCTAACAGGGTCACCACAGGGGGGGGCTCAGGTGGCACATAGTCCTCGGTTGATTCCACGTACTCGAGCACCGCGACCGGGGTCGGGGAGCCGAGGGGGTTGCCTTGGATGAGGGTGCGGGTCGGGTTCTCAAGGGTGCCGCCAGTGATGACGGCCCACTCTGGCCCGCCCGCGTGCTCTCCGAGGCGTCGGAACTCCTCCTCGACAGTGGTCGTCCCCCACGCGTCGATCGTCAGGTCCGAGACGGACGCCCCGAGCGTGGACCCGAGGATGATCCCCACGTCCTGCCCTGCGATGGCTTGCGCGTCGGAGATGAGGCGCCGCTGCAACACGTGGTCGTTCGTGTTCGTCAGCGCGAATGGGACGGCCGGGCAGGTCTCGAAGAATGAGCCCCACTCAGCGAACGTGAAGTCGAACGTCCGCGGCCCACTCTGACGCTCGCCGAGCATCTGCCCTGACCACATCGGCACACCGTCGCGGCAGACCAGAATCCCAGACATGGCACACGACAAGGCTGGCCGCCAGAACGAGCGCCGCGGTTCGACCGTTGCGGAGAACGAGCACTCGCCATGATCCGACAGGGGCATCGTGAACTCGAGGCCGCGGGCCGGGATGAGCTCCTCGATAATGTGCCCGTCGTCGAAACGGGTGGCGTAGACCTCGAACATCGGTCAGGCCGCTTCGTAGGAGAACTGGGCGTAGTACACGTCACCATTGGCGGGGACCCAAGGCTGCGTCAGACCTGAGACAGCAATGGCTGCAGTGCCCGTGCCTGTGGAGTAGGTGAACTTGGCCTGGGTCGCGTTGACCATCACCAGGTCGGCGTTCACCTGCGCCCCAGTGGACTGCTTGACCAGCGTGATGGTCCCGACTCGGAGGTCGGCCATGCCGTGTAGGTTCGCGGCCACAGGCACGGTGATGACGTAGAACCCAGTCCCCGCTGTGGGTGAGACGCCCCAGAGGACTTCGGCGGTACCGTCGACCTTCTTGTCGGTCTGGGTGTAGTTGCCCACCGTGTTACCGGTGCCGAGTGTGGGCGCGGTGCCGGAGGAGGTCAGTGTGGGAGCGTAGGCCGCCCACGCGCCGGCCGGGATCGGCACCCCTCGCAGGTATGTGGGCACGATGAGGTTGTCGATCTGCGCGGTCGGGATCGTCGTCGCCGAGGCAAGGTTCCGCAACCGGGCCAACGCAACCGACGTGGCTGGGACTGTCGGGTCCGTCGGTGTCGCGTTCGGGGTGCCGATGATGGCCAGGATCGTGGCCGTGATCTGGTCAAACGCGACGATGTCGTTACGTGGCAGCCCACCCATCGGGTTGGCCGTGAACACGTCCAGAGTCTTGGAGGTGTCGTTGCCCAGCAGCGACGAGCTCACCGCGGAAGGGTGGACCAACGCCGACCCCGACGCGATCAAGACCGACCCCGAGGCCGTGGTCGTCTGGGTGACAACCAACCCACTGAGAACACCCGATGTCGAGGCGAACAGCGCGTTCAGCGCCTTCTTCTCCGTGGCCTCACTGTTGCCAGCACGCAGGAACTCGAACTCGGCCACTACGACCACGACCCTTCATAGGACCAAACACTGAGGAGAGCAGCGGGGTCGGCCGTGTCAGCCGACCACGTAACAGACCCGCCACCGGGCGAGATGGACAACCAGTCACCCGAAGACGACACCAGTTGGCGCACCGACACCTGACCCTGCAAGAGCACGCGCCGGTTTGCCATGTCCAGGTCAAGCCACTGGCCGGCGAGCAGGGAGCCCGTGTATCGCACCCACGCACCGGACTCGACTAGAGTCACAACGGGGTTGGTGACCGGGCCAAGGATGCGCAGACGAGGCCAGTACGCGGCCGTCCCGGCGTTGGCCACAGCCACGGCGCCAGGGGTCACGCCGGGGGCGATGCCGTAGTCCACCGGGTAGGCGACCGGGTAGACCTTGCCCGCGCCAGGGGTCGCCGTCGACAGGGTCGCGTAGCCGTAGGTGGCAGGCCCGTACTTCAGCGGATCCGGGGCGGTGACGGTCAGGGTGTACTCGAATGCCAGGGTGCCGATCCACGAAGGCTTGACCCCCACAGTGACCCGGGCCATGGCTGACAGGGTGCCGATCGCGGCGTTGACGACGACGACCTCGACAACCTGCTGCGGGCGAAGCGCGGCGAGTTGCTGCAGCACCACATAGGCGGCCTGTGCGCTCGCCTCAGCGACTGTGCCGGTGATGGTGACCACTCGGGCGTCGGAGAAGCCCGTAGCGTCCCAGTCGCCGTCCTGCTGCGCCTTGACGACGAGTCCCGAGCGGACTGCGGGTGCGTCATCCCAACCGGGCAAGTCCTCAGTCACCCTGAACGATGAACCACTGTCAACGTCGAGCAGGATCCCACCCACGCTGACCACGTTCGGGCTCATCGAACGGCCCAC